CTCTTCCTTGACCTTTTCGACTTCGCCGGCATCCACCAGCTTTTTCGAGTCAAGATTCTTGACCGTTTCCAGTGCTTTGCGGGCTGCTGCGGGGTCTTCGATACCTTCGAATGGTTTCAGCTTGGCTTCTGCGGCTTCGGCGCGTTCCCTGTGGGTTTTTGCTTCGCCATTGAGCCGGCTGATCGTCTGAACGGTAGCAGGTGCGTCAAACGCGACTTCCTTGCCATCGTCGTGGACATATACGGGTTTGCCATCCTGCAGAACCGCGTTGCCATTGGCATCAAGTTTTAGCTTCATGGTGCATTCTTTCTGGTCATCCGACCTATAGCGGTGAGCCCATCCGGACCCGTTGCGCCGTCCCACATCCGTGTTCAGGCAAATAAAAAAGCCGCGCCTCTTGCGAGGAACGGCTTCGGAAACGAAAAAGGCCCGCCGGAGCGAGCCTTAGAAATTGTGGATAGCGACCGGCACTGATCTCCGGCATACCAGCCCCTGTCCCGATATTGTCTTACGGGCCGCAGCCTCGGGCGCCCTATGGCTAGTCGTCGTTTGGCACTCACACGTGCGCATCAGCCTGCGCATTCACTATCAAGAGAGTTGACTGTACCCGGCCAGGTCTATTTACCGCCGCGAATCCGCAACGGACAATCAACTCGCTTCATAGCGCTTCAAGCTAATACGACCCTCTCGCCCTTCATAAAGCAATGGGCGCACACAATCTGCTTGGTGCCACCTTTGGTCTTGCCGTCCTGGTACAGCACGCCGGCCTTCAGTTCCAGCACTTCCCGCCCGCCGCAGCGCCTGCATTGCAGCATGCTGGCCGGCTTCGGATGCTTTTTGATGCGATCGACCACGCGCTGCTTCGGCGTATCGGGCGGGGGCGTGCCATCAATGACGGTGAATTTGGCCATGCGGGCATTATAAGCCCGCCCGCTCAAACGCTGCCGCATCGCGCTGGCGCAGTTCGTCCAGCGTCCAATATTTTCCCTTGTCCGAGTAATACCGATCGAGCGTCAAGCCGCCGTCCCGCATCAGCTTGCCTCGCGTCGGCCCTAATATCTCATCCTGCCGCGCGGCGCTCTGCTGCTTGATCCACTCGGCATAGGTGGTTTCTTCCGGCACCTCGCCGTCCATGCTGGCACGGGTCGACGCGCTGAACTCGCCGATGTCGACGCCGCCCAGTTCCTTCCATGATTTCGTGACCGGCACACTGATGGACCGGCAGTTCCAGTGCAGCGCCCCGGGCCCGCCCAGCCACGGCACCGCATGGCCGATTGGCTTGTGCGCGTCGTCCGCCGTGTACTCCAGCCCATCGCGCAGCCGGCAGCCCTCGGAGGTCCGGGAATCAAGCGTCGCGGTCCACACCACGGCTTTGATCAGGTCGCCGTTCGCCTTCATGAAGCGATCGCGGGTAAATCCCGCCGTATGGCTGAGAGCCGTGCGCACCACCGCCTCGGCATGGCGCCGGTCAATCTCGATGATGCCGTCGCTGTAGCCCTGCGCCCGGGTACCGCGGATGCGCTGCACGATCTGGCTGGTAGTCTGGTTCTCGACGTAGCCCATGCGTACCGCGTCCCGAATTCGGGTCATGCGGTCGGCTTCGATGCTCTGCGCCCATTCTTTTAGCAAACGTCCCTGAAATGGGCGTGCCATCGCCGCCGCATAAACCTGCTCTACCGCCACCGTCGCCACATCGACTTGCGCGATCACTTGCGCCGGGATTGCTGAGCGAAACAGCTGATACTGATAGTCGGTTTCGTACTCGACGAAATTGCGCAGTTCCGTGCTCAGTTCGCGCTCGACTTGGTTGTACGCCTGCACGTTCAATGAGCGGACGCTGTAAAGCAGTTGTTCCAGGCGTTCGACCGTGAACGATTCGGCCGGCAGGGTCTCCAGCGCCGAAGTCAGCTGTCCGAACAGATCCGGATCGGTCCGGTTCAGGATCGCGATGAGGCGGGCCACCACGCCGTTGCTGTAGCGGTCAAAGTCGATCGCATGGTGAATCGAGGCGTCCGCCAGCTTCTCGTTGACGGTGTCTGCCATTACGCGCCGGCGCCGCCGTCAAGCTTGCCCAGCGGCGGGCCCTGCGTGCCGATCCGGTCCTTTTCTGCGTCCGGATCCACCTCGGCGGATAGGATGCCGCGGCGCTTGTACTCGTTCAGCAGCGTTTCGTCGGACAGCTTGCCGGCCTGGTTGGTCTTCAGCAGCAGCTCGGCCGAGGCTTCGGCGAGGGTTGCGGCGCCGTAATCATTGAAGATCGTGACATGCCCGCCCTTCGGCAGCTTGATCCATGCCGCCATGATCTGCAGCGCCTGATCCAGCGCATCTTCCAGCCCCTGGGTGATGCGCTGCAGCGCGCACATGCCGACCGCGTTCTCCGTGGCCACTTGGGTGGCGGTGATCTTGCCGGGCTGGATCACCAGCAATTCGGCGCCGGCCTGCCGCATGCGCTCTTCCAGCGTGTCCAGATCCTTGCTGCCCGCGTCAATGGCGGCGCCGGTATGCTCGACAAACTTCATGTCGCCATCGATTGGCAGCTTCACGGCAGCGGAGGCACCCACCGTCAGAGAAAACTTGTCGTCCTCAACCCCGATCACAGCCAGAATCGGCACCCGGGCCACATGCAGGATGGTCTGCTGGTCGCTGGCCGACTGCCAGTGCGCAACATTCAGGTTCGCCACCTCGATCAATGGCGGCTTGGCGGTCATGAACCCAGTGCGCTGGCCATAGACCGGCACGAACGGGATGATATCCAGCGTGGTCACGCCGTTTTCATGCAGTAGCCACTCTTCCTTGTTGTCGACCTTTTTCTTGCGGTAGGTCGCCCATGTCCCGGGCTCCAGCACGCGCACCTGTTCGACTTCGCTCACGCCAAATTCGCCATCCGGCTCTTCCACCATCTCCATGAGGCGCAGTTGGAGCAGCTGCCAAGAGCCCTTGACGCGCTTGGCCCGCCAGCCAAGTAACTGCCAAGGAAAAATCTGGATGAAATACGGGCGCAGGCCGGCCGCCTTCTCCGCCGCCTGGGTCACCATGCCTGACGGCGTGCGCTCGACGCCGCTGTTATCCGGACAGTCGACCAGGATACCGCCCAGGCCGTAGCCCAGCCCTGCCTCCATCATGTCGGCGGCGAAGGCATCGAGATTGCGGCCCTGCAGGTCGACGTCGTCCAAATATTCCTTGATCTGCGCCGGCACATCGTCGCCAATGGTGATCGGCTTGGAAAACGGCTTGCCGGTCAAAGTCGAGACGGTGCGCTGGTAGGCGGGGAACAGCACGGCGGTCTGGCGCCGGCACTCGTAGGCCTTGTCATCCTCGTTCGGCCACTGCGGCAGATAGGTTTTGCCGGCCTTGCGCATGGCCCGCGTCCCGCCGAGCAGTGCGCGCGCCAGATCCCAGTCGGCGGACATGTCCGCTACGGCGCTGGATTGTTTGGCTACATCACTCATAGGATCCTTGGTTACAGGCGCAGCGTCGAGACAGTTGCGGTACGTTTGACAATTGGCCAGCGCTTCACCAGGAAGTAGCCAACCGCATCGTTCGGATGATCATGGCCGGTCGATTTGTCCGGCTCCCCGTTGTTGTCGTATGCCTGCTGCTCGATCGATTCCGTGAGCACCGGGCAGGCGTCGGTATTGACCTTCCAGCGCCGCACGCCCGTATCGTTCAGGATCATCGCGTTTACCGCATTCACGCGGTCCTTCACGGCCGGATTGGCAGGATTCACGCTGATGACGAACCCGGCCTGCTTCAGGATCGACAGATCCGACTCGCTGGCGTTCTTGCTGCTGGTGTTGCCGCCGCTGGCGTCCGGATAAACCGTCACCGCATGCCCTCGGTCGAGATACCGCTCTTTCAGTAGTTTCGCCATCGCCGGCGTGTCGCGCACCTTGGTCAGTTCGGCAAGGGTTTGCGGCAGCCCGTCGCGAATCACGCTGATTTCCGCCGTCATGTTCAGCACGTTAAAGTCCATGCCGACATGCAGCGCCTCGCCTTCCTTGATGTGCTCTGGCGTGTGATTTAGCGTGCGGTCAAAGTTGGGATAGACGCTGCCGCTGGCCAGGTTGGTGAACTGCCCGCGGATATACGCCTCGATCAATTGCGGCGGGTAGCTGGCCCGCAGCGATGAAATGTAATCGTCCGGCAGATTCTTGGCGTTGTCGTAGGTGCTCGCCTGCACCAGCCCGTACAAACTCGCTAGTTCCGGCTTCTCCCGCAGCGCCTTGACGAACTGTTGATAGACGAACTTGAAGCCCTCGGGCGTCGTCGTCACATCGATGCCGTTCATTAGGCCGTCCAGCTTGTACCGCATCCGGGCGATGATCTTGCGCCAAGCGATTGCCGCCTTTTGCGCCTTCATCACGTCCAGTTCGTCGATCAGCGCCTTGCCGATCTTGAAGCCGACGATATCACCCGGCTTTTCCATTGACCGGCACAGGATCGTGCTGCGGTATTGGCCGCCCGAGAACAGATGGACTTCCTTGTTCGACTCGTGGATGTCGGTGGTCAAGCCCCACTGCTCCGCGACTTCCTCAATCGTCGGAT